CTACCGTCGACCCCGAGCAACTCGTTGGGAAAGCCGGCACCGGGTCGGTGCTCTCCCTCGCCGCCCAAGGACTTCAAGACACTTTCTTGACGTCCTCATCAAATGTTCAGCAGTCCTTCTTTAACTTTGAGGAAAAGCGTCATACGCCGTTCACCAAGTTTGAAAAGGCTCATAAAATCACCCGTCCTCCACACCTTGCCACCGACAACTGGCCGTTCGATGGGAACTTGGTCCAGTTCACTTTGGATCCACAGACAATGGGCGACCTGATGTCCAATATGTACCTTAAACTTACATTGCCCAAACTTGTTGTCAGAAGTGGACCGGTTACCAATATCATCTTAACAAGCGGTGGGAGTGGATATACAACAGTTCCAACTGTAAGCATTTCGGGTGGTGGCGGTACGGGGGCGACGGCAACTGCAGTGGTGATACCATCTGGGGCAGTTACTGGTTTTATTTTAACAAGTGGTGGGAGTGGATATACAACAGTTCCAACTGTAAGCATTTCGGGTGGTGGCGGTACGGGGGCGACTGCTAATGCGACTATCCGTGGTACCGGCACGAGCAATGTAATGGACGTGTACTGTGACTTCCCGGGTAGAGCCATTATCGAGTCTGTGACTCTGAACCTCGAAGGCACCGAACTCGAAAAGCTGACAAGCGACTGGATGATGATCCACGACCAGCTGTACCACACCGAAGAGGAGAAGCGCGCCGGATTCCGACTGATAAACGGCGGTCAAAACGGCGGTTGGCAACCAGCACCGGTCCCCGTTCGTCACCTGTATAACGACACCACCAATAAAAGCGGTCCGGTGAATCTCTACATCCCATTGCCCTTTTTCTTCGCCAGACATCATACCGGTGCAGACACTGACAACGACTGGCAATCACAAAAATTCTTCAAACCCTATTTTCCACTGTGTGGCATCACCAATCAGTCCTTGACTGTTGAAGTCCGGTTCAATCCGGTGACCTTTTTCAGTAACACAACGTCTGCGTGCTCCCTTACGAGCCTCAGTCTGGTGACCGAGGAGATCACCCTGACGCCACAAGAACGATCCTTTATCCAGTCATCGCGCCAACAACTTATATACGAAAAAATATACATCAACCCAACATCTCATTCATATGGTGATAACTGGACAGCCACGTCCACGACCCCACCCACCTTCAAGACCCAACTCTTGCCCAAAATCCCGATAAAGAGTTTTTACTGGTTCTACCGAAATGTAGATTTTGAGTCCGCTAACGATCCGACCCAGTTCAAGAACCGCTACAATTTTTCGACCGTCTTCACAGACACCGACACACCGAACCCCCGCGATGAACCCACCAACCAGGTGACCCGCGGTATAAACTTCGAGTTCAATGTCGGCAGCCAAAACAATTTCTTGGCATATGAAAATTACTATCGGTTCGCCGTTCCAGCGAAAACCGGGCTCACGGCACCGATCGGAAACATTTACACGTACAGCTTCTGCACAAATCCTAAAGAACCAAGACCGGTTGGTTCGTTAGACTTTGATATTATGAACTCAGCAGGAAAGTCGATACTGAACACTCAGACTACCGCCGCCGCCCGATCAAACAATTACAGCGTGAATGTGTTCTTTACTGGGTATCAGGTATTTCAGTGTGAGAATGGGTTTGGGGGATGGGCTTACTCTGGCGGGTAAGGTTTCTGTGTTCCAGAAGATAGTCAATAATGTTATTTTTGATGCACCACTTTATGAAATTGAGTTGGGCGACGGTCGTCTGAATTTTTTTGGACGATCCACCATCTGGGATCTGGTAGTCAAATTTTTCTGTTCGACAAAAGGGATCGAACAGTTTTTTACTGTACCCATCAAGACTTGATTTGTAGGCACAATGAACCGTGAACGCACTCCCCTCTTTGGTCGTGTAGGTCAGATTATTCTGTTTCGAATATGTCGTAATAAACCACTCCAGGTTTCTAAGAGAGATTCCTTTTCGCTTCTCGAGAATGTCTCTTAGATATTGTGAATTTTTACCATCGTCACCGGAATAAAAGGTGTCTATAGACTTCAACAAAGTTGCGGAACGACTACTACTCATAGTCGTTAATTAATACACAAACATTATATTTCTATAAGTAATTTGTCTTTTGATGGGACGTGTTTTAGTTTTAGACACGCGGGACAGTCGGGTGAGTACAAAGGCGGCAGAGAGTGATTGTGCTGAACAATAGTTTTCACGCCACCATCATCATCATCGGCATCGGTAGTGGATGGTACTGCTGCGATTGACGTCGGTGAGGTGCATTTGTGATGGTAACAGTACCCTTTGTGTTTACCGCTTGACTTGCATCGGTCACCGCGTTTAGTAAAACCCATACACTGACCTGGGGTGGTACCAGCGGCACCGCGCCCACTGGTCGATGGGATCTCTAATTCGGTGATGTTTCGAAGATCCTTCAATAACAAACGATACGAAATGTCATAGGTCTTAGATATATATTCAACGTACTTGTTCATTCGCTCGTTCAACTTGCGCTCCACTTCGGACTCCACCAACGCGGTGATCTGTTCGAGGATTGTCATTTTTTCGTGACTGGTTACTCTTATTATAGGGGTATTCCTGTAAGTCAGTGTTACCAAAGTAACAACGTTTGATACAGTTACACATTCCGTATGCCCCGAAGTCAATGACGTGTCGTGTGGACAGCTTGCAGAGTGGCTTGAACAAGGAGGTGGACATAGTTAGTTTGTCTTTTAGAGTTTTACAAGATGATTTTCTTTAGGTCACTTTATGAAAGAAATTGGTTATGGGATTCTTGACGATGCGGATCGGTTTTTTTGCAATCAGGTCACCAAAGATGTCCAGTTTCGGATTGTCGACCAATGGTTCAAGTAGATCACACACCGGCGTCATAAACTTGTTATTGAAGTAGTACTGGTAATCCAGGACGGCTTTGGTCGGATTGGCTGTGACCCATTTGGGGTCCTCGGCTTTGTCGTATTGGAAGGCGCTGTCCGCGTTGACCAGAACGTATGGGACCCTGTCACCTGACTGGGGCTCGGACCCCGGCTCGCGGCGGCGGATCTTATTGCGGACCTTGACGTGTGCCAGGTTGACCACTTTTCCGTTGTAACAGTGCGTGCACCCATCCGCCGGTCGACACTCTTTGGGGCAGCGTTCGCCTTTGTACGAGTCCCCCAATTTTTGAGACAGGGTCAGCTTCTCGATGGGGACTTTGCCGCTCAGCAGTGCCACGCCGTGCCGGTGCGCACACGCTTTAGCGTCCGTCGGGTTGTTGCTCTCCAGGATGATGTCCAGGACTTCCTTGCACACCTCACGGACAAAGGGCGTGTTGTCCCTGCGCACAACCTGCAACCCTTTGATGTCAATGCAGTCGAACGTTACCTCCCCGGTCTTGACATCAGCGGTCCACATCTTCGCCGCGTAGCGCTTTTTGGAGTACAGGAAATATGGGCAGTAGACCTTCTCGAGCTCCAGATCGTTCGGCGCTTTGAACAGTTTGGTGCACTCCGCCGCCGCTCGTTTGCCCATCTCCCAGCTGGCGTCAATGGCGGCTTTGGTGTCCTTTGTCTCGCCCACGTCGAACTCAACCATCACACTGTCCGTATCTCCGTATCGAACCTTGGACCCCGGGAAATTGGCTTCAACATATGCTTTGGTCTCGTCAATCATACTTCGGCCTTTGCACGTGACACTGGACGCGATCGCCATACACGGCAGGATGCCCGTCGCCGCGGCACCGGTGAAGCCATAGACCGAGTTCATCGAGATCTTGTAGGCGAGCTGTTTACCGTTGTAGACACTCTCCATCGGCGTGCCCCGCGCAGCAGCCATATCCTTCTTGGCTTTTTTGCGGTACAGTTTCAGTTTAGCAAGGATACCAGGCAACAGACTGGGGACACCTTGGGCAAACTTATGGGTCCGATCGCCCACAGCGAACGTCTCGTATGTCACACCGGGAACGTTGTCATACTTGGGGTCCAGGACCAGTGTCGAGTAGCAGAAGTTGTGCGCCATCATAATGGACGGGTACAGGCTAGCAAAGTCCAAAGCGGTGATAGGGGTGTAGTATGCACCTTTCTGAGCTTCTAGAACTGTCGCCCCTTCGTACCCTTCCGACGACGCCGGGTTGTTGGTGTTGTTCTTACCTGGTGGGGTGATTGTCGGGACCATATACCCTTGCTCCCGGGCTTCTTTGGTAATCTGACTGAACACTTTGATCTGCTGGCCGCGTTCGGATAAGAAGGACACCGGGACCCACGTCGCTTTGGCCATCTCCAAAAGGTTCAGCAGTGTGCACAGTTTGCTCATCAGTCGGTGCGGCAGCAAGGTGTCCTTGATGCAGTACTCCGCCACTTCGCCCAGCTTCACGGGGTCCTCCTCCCTGAAACGCCTGAACATTTCCTTGGGAGGCATATCGATCTTCTGGTCGCCCAAGAACACTTTGGACACAGAGTTCAAGGCGTACGAGTCCAACTTCTTCTCCTTCTTGATTTCGTGGAACAGGTCGAATATGTACCGACCGGACATTGGCAGCAGTTTCAGCTTGTTGTCACCCAGTGCGCTGGACGACAACTGCTTGTAGACCATCTCAGACCGGCGGTCCACCAGCTTGCCAAGCTGGTAGAATTTGGGTGGACACCCACAAACCACCGCTCGCTTGAACAGGTACTCCAAATCAAACCCGAAGATGTTCCAACCGGTGAGGATGTCGAGGTCTTTGGAGACGATGTAGTCCCTGAACCCCATCAGGAGGTCCTTTTCGGTCCGGTAGTTGACACAGTCCGGTCCGTCCGTCTGTTTGTAGCACAGACAGACCTTCTCATACGGCTCGAGATCCGGTGGATCGTTCGCCCTGCGCAGCGAAAAGGCAATCTGGAACACCTGATCGCCCGGAATATCCGGGTCCGGAAACTTGCCGGTCGAACTGTAGCTCTCTATGTCAAAAGATGCCACCACAAACGGCGCCACATCGTCGCAGTCGACGACGGGCTTCAAGGTCTTCCAATCTGAACACAGGAGGTCGACGTCGCAGCGACTATTCGGTGGAACGGCGTTGGTGATCGTATCGTCGGTGGTGGATACCTCCAGCCACCCAGTGGATTGAATCTCGGTCCGGTGCATAAATCGGATCAAAGGGTCGATGTTCGACTCGTAGACTTTGGCGAGGGTCGACTCACCGGGCAGTGGGTGAAACCTCAATCGGGAGGCACACTTGCGCATTGCCTGATGGGTCCTGAAATTCAGTTTCAGAAACAGTGACTTTTCATTGTTTTGAAATCCCCACAGGTCCTTGGACTCGACCAGATCATACCCCACTGGACCGACCCCTACTTTATTAAACAGACGAGATACCCCGGATGTGGATCGATACTGCTTAGGAATTTTGACAAAAAAGTAGGGAGCAAATACTGTTGATACACACACAGAGCGACCATCTTCAGTTCGACCCATAATGCTGATAGTGTACTCGTTACCGTCCTCATCACCCGAAGGGTCGTCGACATCTCGGGCATCCCACGACAGAGCTTGGAACTTCATCACGGTTACTTACGATAACAAGCGCCGAAAATTTTTAAATATGTTTTAGTAACTATAAAACAAAACAACAATATGTCTGGTGCTATTATCGATCTTGTTGCCCAAGGTGTCCAGGATGTCTACCTCACCGGCAAACCCGAAGTGTCTTTTTTCCAACAGAGCTACCGCCGCCACACCAACTTCGCAATGACACCGGTCCGGATGGACCCGAACGGTTCAGGGACCCAGATCAACATCAAGATCCCTAACAAAGGGGACATTCTCGACTACATCTGGATCGACCTCGGAGCTGCCGACCTGAAGGACGCTGCGATTGGGGCGGACACATCGACCCCGGCGACGTTCGAGCTGTGGATCGGTGGTCAGATGATTGACCGCCAGGATGCATTCTATATGGTCCAGCTGTGGCAAAAATTTCTATTGGACTCCAGCGCGAAAGGGTTCGCGACCGTCGCCGCTGACGACGATGGGTCGATTGTTAATAATGTTCTCGGCTCAAAATGGCTGCCGCTGCATTTCTTCTTCTGTGACTCGTACGGCTTGCCGCTGGTCGCCCTTCAGTACAACGAAGTGGAAATCCGCATCAACTACGCAGCCGTGGGTGAGAGCGCGAACTTTAAGTACTATGCGAACTACATCATGCTGGACACCGACGAGCGGGCTATGTTCGTGAACACGGACCACGAAATCCTTATGGATCAGGTCCAGCGTATTTCATCAAACGAGAATACAGCGTCGGTGATGGCAGCCAAACGCATCACTTTCGACCTCAACCTTCTGAACCACCCAGTGAAATGCTTATTGTGGGGCAACCCAGGTGTGTCCGCCAGTGACCTTCAAACCAGTAACGTCCAGCTCTACCTGAACGGAACCGAGCTGTTCGGTGCGCCGATGCCCGACTCGTTTTTCACACAAGTGCAGGCCTACTACCATTCCGAATTTGGGAACGAGCTGATGAAAGGTGAGGGTGCCGACCCCGCCTCCGCAGGCGGTGGTAAGCTGAAGATGTACTCCTTCGCGATGAAAGCCAACCGGCACCAACCTACCGGCACGTGCAATTTTAGTCGATTGGACAATGCCACACTCCACATGGACGCGACAACGGCCGCCGCCATCGCTGTCTTGTCGGTCTATGCCGTCAACTTCAACATCCTGCGCATCAAGAAGGGGATGGCCGGACTCGCATTCGCTAATTAAAAATTATAAACGTTGTAAATATCAGAAGAAAACAATGTACTACTTCATTGAAGGAAATATAGGAACAGGGAAATCAACATTCATCAATGAGTTGGAGAAGGTCGGTGTACACATCGTCCAAGAACCCGTTGATGAATGGGTTCGTATGAAGAACGGCGACGATGATGGCAAGAACCTGCTCGAGGAGTTCTACGGTGATCAGAAAAGATACGCCTACACCTTCCAGTCCATCGCTTTTAGGACCAGGGTAAAAAACCTGGTCGAGCGGTGTTCCCCCAACGAGGTCACTTTGGTCGAGCGGTCCGTTTTCACCGACAAGAACGTATTCGCCAAGACGTGCTATGAGAATGGCAAGATGAATGACATCGAATGGGATGACTACTGTAAGTGGTTCGATTGGCTAACTGATACCTTTGATGTCCGACCACAAGGGTACATCTACCTCAGGTGCTCACCAGAAATCAGTCACGATCGGATTCAGAAACGCAACCGGGCGGGTGAGACAGATATTACACTGGCGTACCTCCAATGTCTCCATGACAAGCATGACGAATGGCTTCTCAAAGAACCGAACATTCTTCTTTTGGACGTCAACGGGGACTTTGAAAATGATCCGGTGTACCTCCAGTCGATGATCGACCGAGTCCGAATACACTGCGGCGTCCCGTAAAATTGCGGGAACAGAATTAACTACAAGCACGCCGCACCGGCAATTATTTAGTATTTGATATATATATAAAAAATAAAAACATTTATATTGAAAAAAAAAGAAAGATGGATCAGATTCAAAAACGTTTAGCACTCATATTCAGACTTAATAAAATTGAGAATGCCGGTATTTTCGGACCAATTTTATTAAACGAGTTGTTCCACCACCACTACCCCGATCGAAAGACCAAGCTGGTCCAGGGATACCTTCAAATCACCACCCCATCCGGGTGCGAGACGTGCTGGCACGTGTGGATAACAGACGAAGACGGATCTACCGTGTGGGACATTAACCAGCAGCTTGCCATAATGAATGATCCGAATTTCTCACTCTGTCAGTTCAATCACCTGACCGAACTCGAGGGTGACGGTGATAACTATAATCTTAAGATTGATCAAGAAGTTGCTGATCACTACAAAATGTACCTCGATGACAACAAAGAGTTCTGGAAGAAAATACCGACCACGAAAGTTAAAAATCTTCGCGCTAAAGTATTTAGGAGACTTTAACGTGCGCGAATATTCCCGATTGCATTCCCGGTTCCCGATCCGAGACTATTACTCATTTTATAATATTATTCAACTAAAAGAAATTAATTAGTAGTACTATTGAGATAATTGCAACAAGAAGAAGTATCCACCAATTTTTTGAAATCCACGCACTGACACCGTTCCCGTCTCCGTTCCCGTCGTCCTTTTTACACACACCATTTGTGCACGTGTGGTGTGATTGACATACGTCACCAGTCTTATTACACGGTTCCCCCTCGTGTTTATCGTCTGCTGAATTGCCATTAATTTTACACGTCGTGTTTTGTGTGAAGTCTTTTACGTCAACTGTAGAATTATTAATAAAGTTACTGATATTCTGGCACACTGAACTTGGACACGGCTTGTTTTTATCCTCAAATGTATTGAGAACGCCCGTCGTCGCACACGGTCGATACCAACACTTATTGGCACTTTCTGTTGCGTATGCATTAACTACGGAATACAGTGGATCAACCTGTGCCGCGGCGACACATTTACAATCGTAATTGTTTTGGTTGTTGACACTCGCACAATAGTTCGTATAGGCAACGTCTGCTTCATCTTGATTATTTTGTGCCCATAGTTTACACTTCATTGATTCTTCCTGGTTCTTTGAACTAAACCTCGAACATACATCGCCAGCTCCCGACGGACAATCTGTCACTGTCATCGAGCACCAGTTTGCCATCGCCACGTTAAAATCTTCTTTGTTTTCGGTGTTGTTCGGGAACTGTTTTTTCCAATTTTCGACGTCATTTATGGTCTTGAATATGAGGTCAGTTGGTGTGTAGTCATACTCACAGCTGATGGACCAATCGGTTGGTGTCCTTTTTGTCCATCCTTTTCTTGTACCTTTGAACTTGTTGAAATCTGGACACGTGATATCACTTGATTTAAGACATTCTACAATGTACCTTTGCGTCACTACATTACAGTTATTGGTCCCAGTTTTAAGATCACCCGCGTCACAATATGAATCACCGTTAATACTGGCAATACATCCTGACCTCTTGCCATCTCTGTTTTTTGTGTATGTATGTTTTGGCATTGGATCGCTAAGGTAGTCACCAGTAATAACAGGCATTGTACTTATTTATATAAAAATTAGATTATTATTCTGGCGGAAACGGGAGATCCTCGGACGAGTTTTTGTGATTACGAAGTTTTCCGGCACACGAAGGTGACGATGACTTGCAGTCCCCACTGCACTTGTCGGTATTAGGGTAAAGACAATCCCACGACCACTGGTTATACGAATACTTCGCCATCGCATCGTGTCCGCTGACCGGCCAAGGGGGCTTGTCGACGCTAACACCATTGTGATGGTAACCCCCGTTAAAAGAGTATCCATTCACGTATATAAGGTTTCCCTCGGTATCTGAGTTTCGCCACGTAGAGGATTGACCGCTAACACCATCGTTGCTACATGACTTCTTGACACCGTTGACCTTCCTGGTATTCGACGTCGACCCAAGGGAAGGGTTGTTCATACAGTAATTGTTCATATCAGCTTGAATATCCTGATTTGATATTGGTGTCTCTTTACGCGCACACGACCAGGCGTCCATCGAATTCCCGTCTTTTTGTCCACCGATCCATTTATTGTACACGGCCTTTGCACCCGCTCCGTGTACTTTCGCGCACATCTCGTTCACATCCAGCCCCGTAGGGAGACACCCTAATGCATCCTCACCATTCACATCCTTACAGATTCCGGTAGTCACGTCACAGTTGTCAACGGTGTTTTGGGTAATTTCGAGGTCGGTGCAGCCGGTCTTGCTGGCACACATTGCACACTCTGTACCATACCGGTTGCACGGGGTGCGGTTGCACTCCCGTGACTCTGACAAAGGGGGACACGTTCCACCTGGTTTGGTATCTGCTATGACAGCCCTGGTCCTCTGCTGCAAACCAGATGACCCACACGGACGACTGCATTCACTCCAGTCAGACCATTTACTTAATTTGCAGTCACACTCATTGTTGCATTTCATGGATATAGCGGCGCATTCACTGGGAACATTATCAAGTTTCTCATTATTAAATGAATCAAATGACGCTACTGAACACACTTCTGTTGGACATTTTTTTCCTTTTCCTGATGGTTTGGTTGTGATGATGCGACTTCGGGTGGAGATTCCGTCACCACAGGCTTTACTGCACTTACTCCACAAGGGAAACCACCGATCCATTGCCATCACACAGTCAACATCCTTATCTGTTGGTGTATTATCTGTTGGTGTATTATCTGTTGGTGTATTATCTGTTGGTGTATTGCGTGACATCAATATCACTCCTCCAATGAAGGTTAAAGTGAAGGTGATAACTAATAACCATCCCCACGAAAACATTTTATTTATTAATTAATTAATTAATATTATTATTTTTCGATTTAGATTTAGATTTTATCATCAAGTATAATGAAAGCATAAAAATGAAAGCAACCACCACAAAACTGATAACCTTACTTTTGGTATCTGTGCACCACTTAGGGGGAAACCCGAGAATCTGTGGCATTTTTCCACTACACTCGACGATGACGTAGAT